AGACTTAGTACCACGACATGCGACAAGAATCTTATGTGCTCCAGTCTCATGATGTTGTGTCTCGTAGTAATTAACTGTCTCCATAAGAGCGTCAACGTCAACACTAACCTCATCAAGATTACGAGACTGAGCATCACTCTGGAGGAGGTGAATTACAGGGCGTACGATGATACCACGGTTGACAAGATCCTTAAAGTTGACATTAACAATCTGTTCACCATATACACCGACGTTATCCATACCTGCACCAGTTTTACTCCTGGATTGTGTGTACTTAGGAGTAGCAGTGAAGTAATAGTTATTGTCTGCAATCCTAGACATATCTTCCACTGCAGGGAAGTGATCACTCTCTACTGCATTATGTGCCTCGTCATAATATACAACAGAGACAGGGATCTCTGCCGATACAATACGCTCAAGACTGTCGTAAGTTACAAACAATACGAGAGGTAATTGTGCCTTCTGAGCAATACGATAGGTGTCGCGAATCTCATCTACAATAGTCGTGGGAGACTTAGGCGGGTTGATGCGAAACTTAAGTGCGCTACGATTACGTTGGAAGGTTTTACCTTCTGACGAGATCTGACGATACATGAAGTTTACATCAGAGAGATGTTTATCGAACTCAGTGAAGAGTTGTTGACACAATAACAGTTGTGGTGCCACAACAACTACAACATCACCGGGTGTCATAAAACGACGCGAATCGGTGATCATTGAGTAAGTCTTACCACCACCCGTAGGGCAAGAGACGATACCCTTACTGTGACGGGGGAGGGTGTCAAGAATCTGTTGCTGATGCGGGTGGAGAGTGAACATAAATGCCTCGTTATACTATAGGGGACGTTTAAAGGTGAGCTATTCTGTATCTCTACGAATCCACCACCACAATATACCACACACCACAGTAATTGGGATAACGATATACCAATATGCAATGGCCAAACAGATAACAATCAGACCTAATAAGGCCATGGGATCCATACTACTGTCTGAACCATTGTTGTCATAACTTGACTGATGTGTACCACTAGATGTGATTGGAGAGGGTGTAGATGATGATTTGATTCTCTCCTCTTGGTCTCTAAATCGTTGATTCTGTTCTTCAATCATCTGCTTACGTTCAGCTTCACGTTGATTGTGAGCTTCACGTCGTCCGATGTCATAATTATCAACTAATCGTGCTGCTTTGATGTTGGCGCCAGGATATCTTGCTCTGGCGACATCAAGAGCTGAGTTTCCACTGTTAACACCATCAATCAGGATTTCTTGGGATCGATAGTTACGATCCCCATAGATTTGTAGTTTGTAAGTAGGCATAATCAGACAGAATACTCAGGATAAGTGACGTAAATTGAAGTGCCACATTCTGGTTCGATAGGACCCCACTTGTAGCAATCTTCTGAAGACTTATAAACTGCCAACTTACTGGTCAATCTGTTATCAACATCACCTTCGCCATTGAGAATAGTTGTCTCAACATAAGGATAACCCTCTTGGTCAATCATGTCAACAATCCATGCATACATGGTAGTTTTGTTGTCAAACATCTTGGCGGTTGTAATGTCGCCACCTGCGATTGCAAGGTAAGCGCCATTAAACTCAGGGTTCATTTGGGCAAAGGTGAAGTTCATAGTCAAAAGCAATGTGGTTACACTATAGGTGACATTTAGAGGTGAGCTATTCTGTCCCTCACCAATAGTGGCCTTACATTGTAACAAGGTAACCACACAAACATGTTACAAATGCCACGAACATGGGTCTTACAGAGTGTTGTAACCACCACAGAAATTACACTCATGCCCATTGATCAGAAAGGATTAGTCCAGCTCTTATGTTGTCTCTTGGTGATTTTACCGTCTTTCAGAAGACCATCAACGCACTGAAGGAATAAGTGCCATTTGATATCGCGAGTGAACTCGATGTCATTGTCAGCACAATATTGCATTGTGACTTCTTTAACAACGGCTTGAACTTGTGTTTTAGTCATGGCTGAGAATAGATGTCTAGAAGTTGGCGACGAGCTTGATAAGCTTGATGTTCTGAGTTAAATGTGGCGATCTTGGTCATATCGTCACGCCAATAGATGGCAAACTTGTGTGTTCCCATAACACCTTTTACAATGATTGGGTTATCAATTCCTAGTGGGTAAGCCATATCAACCTCCGAACAATTCGTCGAACAGAGGAGTTTCAAATTGTGTCAAATACTCTCTGTTTAGTCGTGCAATCTCTTGAGCACAACATTCTGCTTTGAATTTATGTTCTTGCATCTTCTGGCGAAGATCATATTGAAGGCGGTTGCGTTCGGTCAATGTGAGAGTCATAATCTTTGTGTGGTTACACTATAGGGGACATTTGGAGGTGAGCTATTCTATTTGAGCTCAATACGGTCCATAAGACATAAACCAAGATCAAAGAATAAGTCAGGGTCACAGTTACCTAATTTCTTCTCCAATGCCTCACCAATTAGTTCAGTCATGAAGTCATAATATTTCTCACTGTCGTATATTTCCTGAACAATATCTGATTTGAGAGCATCAGCGAGTTTGGAGACTGTGGTTTCTGATAACATTCTAGTTTGAGAGTTGGTTGATAATGGTGATGAATAGTGCGCCACAAGTGACATAATAAAAGAAGCGAATTAGATTAAACATCAACGACGATACAGAAAGGAACCGTAAGGGTCACAAATATCAGGGTTCTCAACTAAACCTTCGAGTGAGAATCTGATACCTTTAGCAGGAGCTTTCCATGATGCTGCCTTATAAACTGCACCGTCTTTCTTATCGATGAACATAACACAACTGCGACCACGGTTTCTCTCACCGTTCACAGTGTAAAATGACATGACTTTGATATACTTACGGCCAACTTCGTATTCCCATTGATTAGTGACACAACGATTAGACTCGATTGATTCTACTTTCCATCGGTTGTTGAGAACTTCGAGCAAACACTCGGTGAGATATTCTGTTTTGTACTGTGGTGCAGTGAATGTCATGATTTGTGGTTGACTGTACTACTGTGGACCTTTGGAGGTGAGTAACTTTGTAGCTTTACGATTGATGGCTGCTACCTCTACACTAGTGTGTGTAGTCTGTGTCTGTTGATACACCCACACAATACGGTGGGTGTCAATGTCAGATGCCATATTGTAAATCATTCTTCCTCCTTGTTGATAGGATTAGCATAGTATTCGTTATCAGTAGTGACATCGGTAAAGTATTGCTCTGTATCATGTAATACAAGATACAAAGTCTCATCGCTGTCCTCTACATTCCACTCACCATGTAGTGCTAGAATGTTTTTAGCATGCTTCATCCTCTTCTTACTCTCAGGTTTGGATGATTTGTATTTGTTACTCATCTCTTCTAGTCGAGATTTGTATTGATCAACGATTTGCTCTGAGATATACTCAGCGCGTTCGTGATTATATGTGAAGGTGGTTCCGTCAGTCTCAAAGACTTCGGCATTGTCGGGATTGAATTTCATAATCAAGCTTCAGTGGTAGAAGTGGCTTTGCCAACATTACTTGGTCCAGTCCATACTAGACCATCTTCCTTCCATTTAGAAATAAATGCACGGCGAAGTTCAGTCAATTCAGTGTATCGTGCTTGTTGGGATGCAGTGTAACTAAAGTTCTGCACACGCCACTGTTTGCGAAGGTCTTGAAGTTCGCGAAGGATTTGTGATGAATTGTTCATGATGTAGGAGGTTACAATAAGGTGGACATTTGGAGGTGAGTTATTCTGAACAGAACTCAATTAGTTTAGATCTGATGTCAGCAGCAGGAATGTCCTTAGCCACAGTGTATGCTTCAAGTTCTTCCTGAATAGTGATGTCATCAAGACCATCTTCCTTCATAATACTATAAAGTTCAGATAGTTGTTGTTCAGTAAATGATGATGCCCTGAGAAACTTGACTAAATCTTCCTCATTGAAGATTGGTCCTGTCTGACCATCAGCTAGACTACCATATGCGCAGTCTTGTACTACATGATGTGCCTCATGTCGCAGGGTGTCAAAGTCATTATCAGTCCAACCATGCTCCTCTAAATGAGTTGTCATGTTGTCCTGACAGACAACGAGCATTGCAGAGTAAATGTAATACTTACCATCAACTTCATCATCACAATGAGCTCGATGATTGTAAATGGTAGTAACACCAATGTCCTGTAATGATTTCCACAAAGCAAGATGGTCTTCAGGACTATTCTCTGCTTTAGCCACACCTGGTGTCAGGATTGATGCAGCAGCGAGTAGTGAAACAAATAGTTTTTTCATTGGTTGTTCTCAATCATGAGGGTACGATACTGGTCAATAATAGTCTGTAGATGTTCTACTGAGATTCTAATACCTGCAGAGGAATATCCATAGGCATAAGGATAACCCTTGGCAGGATCTTCCTTGACCTCTGATCCTACCACAAGACAATCATTGAGGTTATCAATGACTGACTCAAGCATTGTGTCGATGTTCATGATTTGGTACAGAGTTTGAGTTTGAGTGACCTTAGAGCTTGCTTACGGGACCGTAGACGACCCTTACACAATCCCTTGGTAGTCTTTACTTTTTTTGAGTGATGTTGCCAATTGGGTGTGGTCATGTTACTAGGGACATATGGAGGTGAGCCATTATGTCTTCCTCTTTTTTCGTAACTTATGTATCAATGTCATGGCTGATTTACGATTACGACATACCTTTATTGGTTGTCCATTGTGTATCACCATGAGTTGTGTGGTTGAGCCACTCATAGGTATTGCCAATAAGTTATCGTTGATGACTATTGGTAATGGTCCTGGATGTGGCTCAAGGATGTGAGAGTTAGTGTATTTCATCGACGAGTTACACTATCATACATCTCACCTTTCTCAAAGACAATATCAACACATCGTTGTAATGCCTTCTCCGTAGCTATACCCACATTGTTGTAACATGGAACACAGAGCATACCATAAGTCTTGGCCTTAGAGCCAACACGAATGACACGACCGACAGTCTGGAGCATCTCAATCGCGTCCATGTTACGAAGGAAGATAACACCTTCCAGTTCGCTGACATTGATACCCTCGGAGAGGATACTACGATGTAACACAACAAACTGTTTGTTGATGTCTTTACCCCATGCATTTAGTGTCTCGAAGAACTCTTCACGGGTTACTTTCTTACCATCAATGACAGCACCAGTCTTACTGGTGATATACAGATAAGAATAACCACGCTTCTCCAACTCAGACGCAAAGTCTGTCTGAAAGATGTTGATCAACTGTCGTGTGGTCTTGACACAAACCAAGACCTTTTTGATTCTGATTTGATCAAGACTTTCAAGGATATTGTTGCACTCAGCAAATGGTGTGAGAGACTTTTTGTCCAACTTAGCCATGTCAATGACCCTGACTTTAGGTGGAAGGATATAACCATTCTCCACCAGTTCAGGTGCAGAGACACGGGCAATCACCTGACCATAAGTCTCAGCCCAGTTCATACCAGGTTTGTTGGTTGTGACACTAGTCTTGCGAGTAGCAGTAAAATAGTAACAGCGATCCGCATGCTTACTGAAATACTCTGTCGCTGGATAGAAGTTACGCTGAACACTGTTATGTGCCTCGTCAAAGTAAATGGTATCGACTGCAATACCACTCTCCTGAACACGATGGAGAGAATGATAAGTGGTAAAGATAATACTATGCTCACGCATAGTGTTACACATATCTACAAACAGTTTAATATAGTCAGGCTTAGTAGTGCTGAAGTGGTGTGTCTCTCCACTGTGACAATGGAGGACATTAGCATTAGTAATGTGCTCAAGATACTCAGAACACAGTTGATCAGCCAAGAGAATACGAGGAGCCACAACAACAATGGTGCGTGGAACATTCACTTCAAATCTCTTGACTGCATCCATAATAGCAATCAAAGTCTTACCGCCACCGGTTGGAACAATGACTTGACCGATACTATTACGACGGAGAGAATATACTGCCTCTTGCTGATGGGGACGCAGTTTGATCATATAAGTTCTGTGGTTATACTATAGTGGACATTCAGAGGTGAGCTATTATGTCCCGAACCCATTGTTGAAATTGGCGTGGGCAAACACGGAACGATTGACAAGTTTAAAACTACCGAACATCTCAGAATGAAGGACATAGCCCTCACCATGAACCACAATACCACCATCAGGTAAAAAAGACAATGGCTTGTCAGTAACAATAAGATCCTCCATCATGTCGAGCTTGATCTCCATTACCAACTGGTAAAGGTTGGCCAGATGTTGACAACCAAGGATCTCAGTGAGTGTAACATCATCAAGATACTCACCACGACGGATGAGTTGATTGATTGCAACTTTGGCACTCTCAGCCTCCTTGATAGACAGGAAGTTGATGTTAGTTGTGTTAATCTTAGGTGCGTCGTGTTGTGGTGGCACACGATCCACACTAGGTTGAACCCATTTGACCATATCTGTGTCCTCTAGGACTTCAGTCAATGGTTCACACACACCATCACTGAACTCTGCATAGACATTGACAACAGTATGTGGTGCAATCACCAATCTCTGTTCAATGATCTCAGGGAATACATATGTAAGTGTATTTTGGGTCAACACATCAGTGTGACCGAAACCAAGCCAATCTCCCCAGTAGATGTTCTCAGTCTTAGGCAGATAGGTGAGACAGTTAGTAAGAATATCTACAACTTCAATTTGATGACCGAAATGGTTCAGAATATCCTCTACAGTATAACACAGACGAACTTTCTTCTTATTGAATGCTGCTTTCGTACACACAAAGAACTTACCATTAGCAGGGTTTGTACCCCATACCAATGACATACCGTCCATCTTCATAGAGAAGAATGCTTTATCGTAGAGTGCATCGATAACAGACAGGTCACCTGTCAGAATCATATCCTCTGGATGTTCAATATGTGTAGATGTCATAATGTAGTGGTCGTTATACTATAGTGGACCTTTCAAGGTGAGCTATTCTGTTATGGTAGTATTACCCATACCTTGTTGTCAACCTGTTTGACAGTATTTTTCTCAACATATATCTTGGCTTTGGCCAATGATATACCTTGATCCTCTTTGATAAATGTTCTAGCCTGTGTGACATTATCAAACAGGCGCATCATTCGTTTCATTTAAGAGCCTTATTAGCAGCGTTAGCCTTGGCAGTCAATTGAATTGACTCCTTACTATTTGGTTTACGACCATGTTTCTTCTCAAACTCTGACCTCAATTGGGCCTTTACAGTCTTCTTACTGGCACGATCCTCTTTACCTCTTGCTGCGTCTCTTTCCTTCCTTGTCATACCACCACCGTCTGCAGTCTTCCACGAACGACGTGGTTTAGACTCAGACTTCTTAGGTTCAGCCTTCTTAGTCTTCAGAAGTTGTGTTGCTTTCTTCTCAGCGTCCTTGGAGGATGTGTTGGTCTTAGATACACTACCACCAGCCTTTTTAGCAGCGATACGCGCTCTTGCTGCTTTCTTTCTTTCTTCCTTCGCAGCATCTAACTGTGACTGTCTAGCTGACCCTCTCTCCTTGGTTGGTTGTTGTTCTCTTTCAGACCTAGCTTTAGTTGTACCAATATCTTTCCTGTCCTTATATGAACCAACTGGTGCCATTTTACCACCACCAACTGCCTTCATCCTCTGGGATTGTCCTGGCTTTCTTCTATCAGCTGTGTCTTTCTTAGGTTGTTTTCTACCACCATCACCCATCTGTTTGATTTGAGATCTACCTTGGATCTCAGGGTCATATACCTCGTAAACTTCTTTGTTAGTTGTTGTTTTCTTATGTGCATTCATCTGTGACAATTTCTTGTCATGTAATTCACGTCGTTGAACCTGATCATTGGTTCTGTTGATTGGTTGTGGACGAGATGCGGAAGGATTTCTAGATGCTAATCCAGCATACTCTTGAAATTGTTGAAAACTTCTCATGTTTTTACCACAGTAGCATTCTTGAACCCACCAGACTTATTGTCATCATTGGCAATCCACTCGTCCAATGGTCCTCTGGTAGGATAGTTCTTTTTATCTGAAATATCATCAGACCATCTACCATCACCAGTGTAATACATGGTCTTTGATGATTGAATCAATGATTGTTTTGTCAGGTAATATGCCATATCTAGGGGTGACAATATATTATATTTATCACCCCGGATATTATCAGGAGAAGTAGTAATCAGGAACTGACAAGTCTTCCACGTAGGATTCTACATGCTCACCACCTTGAATGTCTAACAACTTTTCAAAGTCGATGTTGTGAGGGTTGAAGTCTTCCATGACTTCCAAATCTAAAGTGATGCGATACTTAGTCTTTTGAGGAAGATAGGTGGCAGACATGTGAGCTCCTGATTGCTACCATAAGATCATAGGTTATTTATGGTCGGTTGTCAAGATTTCAGGGCCAGATATGGTGTTGGCACACTGACCGTCGTTCCAATGTCTGATATTACCTGCAATAATGAAACTGTTTGTAACAATAAGTTGTAACATTATGATGGTTCTCACATACGCAATCTTATCTGCGTCTTTTTTATCTCTACCCTCTTTCTTCCCTAAAGCATAACACCATATTCTCCACATTACTTCATTGAATATATCCCTTTTCTTCTAACCATTCACGGGTCATTGGTGTTGGCTCATAGTCCTCCCACATTGTACCATAAGCACACGACTCTAGGGCTTTCATTGTCATTCCTTCAGTCAATCCTGCCCACTTGGCTTCAGCTTCCCATGGTACTGCTGACTTAGGATATGTTTTCTCTACCATATCTCTCCACACAGGTGGAACACTCTCTTCTGGTAATATAATAGCAATCATATTGTTTTCAATAGTCCCAGCCATACAATCCTGTGCTGCATGCCATCCTTCATGTCTCATCACCGCCATCAATACATTAGGACGATGCATGAATGCTTTGTTTAGATAGAA